GAGAGGTGGAGCTGCATCTTGCCCGAGATGCCCTTGAAGACCGAGTCCTTACGGTCGGTGGTCTCGCCAAGATAGCCCTCGCTCATGGTCTCCAGATCGTAGGCAAAGTCACACGACTTCACCTCGGTGAGCGTTTCGATTGGCACCGAGTTCACGATCAGGATGATTTCGGTTTCCTGGCCCTTGATTCGCTGCGCCATGCTGCACCTACCGGGCGCCAACGCGAAGGGCCACGCCTCGTCTCCAGCAGCGGAGAAGCGGCGCGGCCCTATCCCGCTCGGAGGAGCGGTGCGGCGCGTGATGTCGGGACGCTACACCGCTCCTCGCCTCTGCGCAACGGTCATCCCGTGCTGGAGACTGCTTCGGCGGTGCGCGTGATGACTACGCCTTCGCCGATTTCGGTCTGGAGCACGATGAAGTCGGCGGTCGGCGTGAGCCGCACCTTCGTGATGATGACGAAGATGCCGAGCGCCTCATTGGCGTCCGTGTTGCCGCTCTTCGGATCGACGAGGTAGTCGTTGATCCGCGACGCGGCCGGGTTGTTGTCGCTGCGCAGGTCGGCGAGGAACGCCTCGACCTCGGCGGTCATGGTGTCTTGCAGCGAAGTCGACAGCGGCAGCTTGGCGAGCTGGCCGAGGCGCGCCGCGATGCTGTCTTGGATGAAGTCGGCCATGCGCCGACGCAGAATGTTCTCCTCGCCGCTGGTCAGCGACGTGGTGACGCCGCTCTGCACCTGCGGCCCGCTCACACGGTCGAACCGCAGCGCGGCGATGCCCTTGGAGCGGAGCAGGATGTAGTCGGCCATGTTCAGCTTCGGCGCGCCGCGCTGAAAGCCGAGCACGCCGGCGAGGATGGAGGGCACCGGCGGCGCCGCCTGGCCGGGGTTCCGCTCGGGCGCGAGGTTGGACATGATCGACGCGAGCCACACGTCGAAGGAGTCGTCCAGCATGCCGTCGGTCGTGGTCTTGCTGTCGGCGGTCGAGAGCGTGGAGCCCACCGCCTCGGGCACGAAAGAGATGCAGCCGGGCCACGAGTAGTCGACCCGGTCGCTGCGCTGCGCGCCCACGCCGGGCGCGGTGTCGGAGACCGCCGCCGCAACGGTGAGCGTGGTGAGCTGCGGCGCCGAGACCTCCGTGCGCGTGAGGCCGCGTTCGCTGGCGACGAGGACGTGACTGCGCATCACGCTGCGGATGGTGTCGCTCTTACGCGAGCACACCACGATGTTCACGTCGCGCGCCGGGTACTCGTCGTTGAGCAGCGCCTCAAGCGTTGCCGTGTACCGCGCGTCGAGGAGCGCGTTGTTGCCGGGGTAGTTCCCGCCACCGCTCGTGCCGTGAACGAGCGCGTCATAAACCATTGCGCCGTCGGGGTGAGCCTTGCCGCTGAGCCCTGAGAGCGTGTCCCAGGAGGTCGCCGACCCGGCCGTGGGCACGGTGGTAGGGGTGAGCGCGAGGGTAGCGGCGATGCTCGCCGTGTTGGGGCGCGCTGGCAGGAGGTAGCCCGTGTTGGTCGCGAGTGCTGCGTGCGCGCCGCCGAGCACCGCGCCGCTGTCGATGGTCGTCGCCGGGTGCAGACGCCACACAAGCGCCGTGCCTGTCACGAAGGCGAAGGCCGAGCCGTCGAGCTTCTGCACCACGAGCGTGTCGGCATCGGTGATGCTGACGATGCGGTAGGTGCCCGCGTTGCTCGCGTTGGCGCCGCTGCCGCCGAGCGCGCCCACGACCAGCGCGTCGCCAATCTGCGCGCCGTCGATGATCCACGAGCCCGCAGTGCGGTCGAAGTTCTGCACGACTGCCGCCGCGGCCGCGGTCGCGTCACCAGTGATGCCAGTCGCGTACGGCAGCGCGTCCGAGAACACCACGCGCTGCGCGGTCTTGCAGCGCAGGCTGGTGCCAGTGACGAACTCGCGCCCGGCCACGACCTGCCCGCCCGACACGGGGACGATCGGAGTCGGGTCGGTGTTGGTCTTGTTGGTCGGCAGCTCACGCCAGAGGCGGATGCCGTACGTCGAGCCCGAGGTGGGCGTGACGATGTCGACCGGCGCAATGACAAGCCGCGAGAACCGCTTGTTCCGCAGCGAAACAAACCCGTTACCGCCCGCGCTTCCGAACTGCCCGAGCGTCGCGTCGAACCCGCCGAAGAGCGCGAGCAGCGACGCCGGCGACGTGACCTCCTGCGGCTGCACGGAGCTCGCCACGCCGCCCGTCACCACACCAGTGCTGCTCACCGTGACCGCGAGCCCGCAGTCGGCGAACTCCGCGCACATCGCGACGACGCCGGTGTTGACGCCGGTGATCGCGCCAGGCGGCGCGAGGTCGACGATGGAGACGCCTTCGATCTGTCGAATGGTCTCGCGGGGCGGGTAGTAACCGAAGCGACGGGTGAATCCCATGATGGCAGCTCCTTGGCAGGCGGTAGACGGTGTGACGGTTCGCGGCAACGTACCGCACCGCGAGACTTGCGACTAGAGCAGCTCCACAACCGAGCGCGGCTGCGCGTTGGGCAGCGCGGGGTAGACCCGCACGCGAGGCACCGAGGCGTGGCACGTCACCTGCGCCTTGCGGTAGCGGCGGGCGACGTTTGTCTCCTGGTCGTCGTAGGTCACGTTCGACATCAGGAAGCGCGCGCGGACGCCGTGGTAGTGCGGCAGCTCGAGCCGCGCGCCGCTCATCCAGTCCACGGGCATCAGCCCGTCTTCCATCATGGCGATGAGCCCGGTGAGCTCCTTCGGGTCGGTGGCCCACAGCTCGGCGGTCACGTCGGCCTCGGCTTCGCCGACGATGGACCAACGCCGCCCGTCCTCGAACCGCTGCAAGCTCGGCGGCGACGGGTTGAGCGGGGCGTCGGGGTCCGCCAGGTAGTTCAAGTCCGTCGGCGTCGAGACCATCGCGCTCGGATACGCCGACATGTCTTCGGGCTGCGCCCACACCTCATAGACCGACTTGAACTTCAACAAGCGGCCGCCGGCCCACTCGATGCTCAACGACTCGAGGTACTCGGCGAGCCCGCGCGTCAACGCCGTGCGCACGTCGGTCGAGCGGCGCGCGGTGATGCGCTGCGCATCGTCGGGTCGAACGATCAGCCTGGTCGTCTCTGCCGCCATCACCGGCCTCCGATGACCCACGAGCGGCCGAGCACCGAGTACAACGCACGCCGCTGGATGGCGAGGATGCGGATGCGCGTGCTCGGCGCAGTCATCACCGGCCGCGGGCGCAGGCCCCGCCGCCCGATGGCGCGCGCGATGAGGAACGCAGCGGTCTTCGCCTCGCGCCCCGTGAGCCCGAGCTTCAACGTGATCCAGCCGAGCAGCGCGTCGCTGGGCGGCGGGCGCGCACCAGCGCGGCGGCCCCCCTCGACGTAGATGGCGTGACGCGCCACGTTGCTCACGATCACCTGGCGGCCGCGGTAGCTGATGCGCCAGCCGCGCAGGAACGAACCGCTGGCGACCGCGCCAACCTCCCCGTTCGGGCTCGCTGGCGGTGTCGCCAATGTGCGCACGCGCAGCAGGTTGAGCGTCTCCTTTGCCGCTAGCACCTGTGCCTTGTCGAGCGCCTTGCGCGTCGCGGCCTCGATGCGGCGCGTATCGCGGTAGAGCTCTTCGGCGCGGATGGTGTAGCTGAGCGCCATGTTCAGCCCTCCGGCGTGCCGTCGGCGCGGCTGCGATCATCGGAGGCGCGGATGAGGTTGACCACCCACTGCACGTCGGTGCTGTTCGCGGTCGGCACCGAGCGCGGCAGAAAGCGCCGCCGCACTGTCGTGCCGTCTGGCTGGGGGAAGCGGATCTCCCAGTAAAAGTTTTGGTCGCGCGGGCACGGCACGCCACCCGGCCCGCTGCCTAGCAGGCAGTCTTGCGTGTAGCTCAGGCTGATCTCCGTCACGACCAGCGTGCCGACTTCGTCACGGCCGATGCTCTGGATGGTCTCCTCAAGCGCCGTGCGCGGGCCGACGCACGGAGTCGGCAGCACGGGCTCCTCGGAGAAGACCTCCTCGACGCCTTCGCCGCGCTCGCCGCCCGACCACGCGGTGCGCACGAGCCAGACCGAGTAGCTGTACGCGCCGAGCACCGTGTTGAGGTTGCGCACGCTGTCCACGCACGGGATGAGTCGCGAGGTCAGCGACGCCGCGATCGACTGCGCGCTTACGATCGCGAACTGGTTGCGCCGCTGCGGGTTGTCGCAGCTCACGAGACCACGCGCACGTTGCGCACGGACGCGACGTTCCCGACCTTGCCCTTGAAGCGCTGCGCGTAGGGGTAGAGCGGCGCGCCGAGTAGGTCAGCGAGCCGCTGGGCAAAGCGGACGTACTCGCGCTCCAGCAGGTCGGTGTGCGTCTCGCCGGCAGTCGCGCCGCGCAGCTCGAGGTTGCCCACCTTCGCTGCTGCCAGGTTGCACTGCGCAGCCACGATAGCCGCCTCGGTGTTGTCGAGGATCTGCAGGAGCGTGCGCACCCGGTCGGTGCTCACGCCCATCACATTGTTCATGGCGTTCTCCACCATGAACGAGGTCTGCATGGCGGTCGGCACGCCGAGCGCGATGGTCGGCGCGGGTGACGTGCCGGGGTAGCCCATGTGGTAGCGCACGCGCTCGCGCTCTGCCGGATCGAGGATCGACGCCATGCGTTACTCCGTGACGGGCTCGAGGATGACACCGGCCTGCTCCAGCACGACTGCGTTGCCGAAGCGGTAGTCCGGCGAGACGACGCGGCCGACTTTCACGTCCACGATCTGCCCGCCCACGCTGGCCCGCCCACCGCGCGTCACGATGAACGCGCGCGGCGCGCTGGCGGCGATTGGCGCGGGCGGAGCGCTTGGCTCGGGCGGCAGCCGCGCGTCGTCCTCGCCGAGCCCCGAGTCGTCAACGTCGGCGGCAACCTCAACCGACACGAGCTCACCCTCTTCCTCGCGCGGCGTCGCTACGGGCGCAGAGAAGGCCGCCACGAGCGGCGCGCGCGGCGCCGCGACCTTCATCGCGGCGAGCGGGTCGATGGGGCGCGGGGGCTGGCGGTGCTTGCTCATGCCGCACCGTACCGGGCACGCGCACTGTGAGCAAGGGTCGGCGCCCCCTCACCAGCCGTGTTCGTCTACTGACCGTAACCCCGGTCAGAGGGAGGACGAACCGTGAAGGTGAGGGCGGCAGGCTCGCGCCTTGTGCACCGCGTGATTGCTTTACCCGCTAGGGTAAAGCGCACTCGCTTGCGTCGAGGCGCCGCAGCCCTTGGGCTCGTTGGTGCCGAAGCACCGCAGAGCCCACGCTGACAAGTGGAGGCAGAAGCCCGCAGTGCGTGCCTACGCCCGAAGGCGAGGGTTGCACCTCGAGCCAGATCCCGAGAGATGGCGTAACCCAGGCACCAGGCGTGAGTCGCTCTCGGGTTGATCGCAGCATACCCTTGCCGGGGCGTGCAGTAACGGTTCGTCCAACGGACTCCCCGCGATCGGTCTCGCAGCCGGGCATCGAGCCCGCCGAGCGCTCGGCGCTGCGTGAGAAGATAGTGTGCCGCTGGCCGCAACATCGCCGCGCAACGGCGAAGGCGACGCCAGCGCAGGCGATGGGGGCATCGGAGGGGGCGACTGCTACCAGCGGCACAGCCAGAACGTATCAGCGGTGGGAGAGGGCGTCCAGCGCCGCGTGGTGGGCGCTGGACCGGGCAGCAGGATCAGGAGCCGTGAAGGATCGCGGCGAAGCGCTTGTAGCGGCTCGCGTCGCCAGTGCTCGCGTCGGTGCGCGCGGGCCAGTCGGCGATGAGGCGCCAGGTCGTCGAGACCTTGTCCTGCAGGCGGTTGAGCGGCGCGCGGATGATGAGCTGGATGCGGTCGCTCATCACCTCGATGCCGTTGTTGGTGATCTGCGGCGTCGCCAGCTTGCCGGTGATGCCCGCCTCGGTGACGAGGTTGGCGAGGTCCGAGTAGTACTCAAAGATGCCCCCCTGCGCCGAGAAGAGCATGCGGTGGATCTGCACGCCGGTGGTCGTGCCGTTGTTGAAGAGCTCGCCCGCGAAGGCGTCGCCCTGGTTGAACGTCGCCGTGGTGCCGCCGAGCACGGTGTGCGGCATCGGGCACTCGCTGTTGCGGAAGAACACGGTGTTGAGCAGCTCGCCGAGCGAGAACTGCCGGTACATGTAGTAGTCCGGCAGCGCGGTGAGGAGGCGCTGGAACTCGGTGTCGGCAAAGATCTTCGCCTGGCTCACCGGGTCGAGGTGGCAGTGGAAGCGGCCGTCACCGTGCTCGGGAACGTTCTGCTCCCACAGGTGCGCGACGACATCGCGCACGGACGCGAGCGTCGGCAGGTCGCCGGCGCCGATGTCGTCGACCTTGTCACCGCCGCCGACGCGCACGATGAAGGTGCGGTCGACCGCCTTGATGGCGGCGCGGTCGAGGACGGTCACGACACCGCCGGTGAAGGTGATGGTGCCGGGGCCGATCTCGTCACCGGGTGAGTCGGGCGAGAACGCCGTCACCGAGCGGGTGACGTACGCCGGCCCGGCGGTGTCGAAGATCTCGATGGAGAGCGGGTTCGTCGCGCTGACCGGATCGAACCGCACCTGCGAGCCGTTCGCGAGGTTCGGGTTGCGGGCGCGAGTGAAGCCGTTGAGGCGCTTCACGCGCAGCGTCGACACCGCCGCCTGCGCGCCGTCCGCGACGGTCCAGCCGGACTCGGCCGCGTTGTACATCCGGTCGCGCACGACGCGGTTGACGGTCTGCGCGGCCTGCATGCCGAGCTGGTGCGCGTTGCGCATGAAGAGGTTGGCGATCGCCACCATGCTCGTCGGCATGTGGGTGTCGATGCTCTTGCCGTACTGCTGGAGCTGGGCTTGCCACTGCTCCATCGGGTACGTCGCGACCTCGGGGTCGGCGCCGGGCAGCAGCGGCCGCCCGTCGGGGGCCATCAGCCCCGGCGCGGAGAAGATCTGCGTGTCGCCCACGCCCGCCGGCCACGCGCTCGGCGCGGCCTCGGTGCGGAAGAGCATGCGCGGAAAGAGCGCATCGTGGAACGCGCGCTCAAGCAGGTTCTCCTGCACGATGGCGCGAACGGCTGGCGACTGGGTGATGATCGAAAAGTCCATGCGGAGTGCACCTCGTGTGAGAGTGTGGGCGGCGCACCTGCCTGTTCGTGAGGTGCCGCCGCAACACTACACCGAGCTCCGCACGGTGCGCCAGTGGGGTGTGCGTGTGTTACTGCGAGGAGTTGCCGGGGTCGCCGATGCCGAGTTCGGCCAGGCGCTTCTGGTACGCATCGCTCGGGAGCTTGCGCGCGTCGCCGGCGCTGCCCTCCGCGCGCTGCTCTTCGGGCTTCGGCGGGCGCGGCGTCGAGGTCGGATCGGGCGCGCCGCCCGCAGTGTCGAGCGGCTCCTCGTGCACGGACTCGGCAGCAGGCTTCGTCTCGCCGAAGAGGTACGGGCGCGCCTTCTTCTGCGACGCGAACCATGCGTCGTG